ATCCATACGTTGCAATTCTTTCACAAGGTTCAAGTAACAAGTCGGTAACACCAACTCTTATTGAGTATGCTGGAGAGATGGGTTCAATCACAAACCTTGTATGGCGTATTAAGCGTTCTGGTCTAAAGACAGAAACAGGATATACAATCATTCCATTGGCTAAGGATGAAGAGACATTTGATCCTTCAGGCCTAGAGCTTTTGGACCTAGAAAAAGCAGCAGTTCGTGAAGTTAAGTACGAAGAGCAAGAAGCATTCTACCTATTCGGTGACGGAGAGTCAGAAGCAGATTCATCTTCAGATACTAGCTCAAGCGTAGCCTGGTAAAAATATTAGGGCGAGGGTCCTACGGGACCCTTGCCCTACACCAATTATAGAAAGAAGAAAATGAGTTTTACACACCTACATGTTCATTCCTATTATTCATTAATGGATGGGCTTAATTCTCCTGCTGAATTAATGCAGGCGGCTAAAGATTTAGGTCACACTGGTATAGCAATTACAGACCATGGAACTTTATCTTCTCATAGAGATATGCAGATAGCTGCTCAAGAGCTAGGTTTAAAACCAATTTTAGGACTAGAAGCATACATATCACCTACAGATAGATTTGATAAGTCTTCAAAGACAGATAAGACTGTACAGGCATATAACCATATAATTCTACTTGCTAAAAATGAAAATGGCCTAAAGAATTTAAATATTCTGTCAGAGATTGCATGGACAGAAGGATATTACCATAAGCCAAGAATTGATCGAGAAGTATTGTCTCAGTACGGAGACGACCTTGTTGTACTGTCTGGGTGTATGAATGGACTCATATCTAAAGCGATTGAAAGAGATGAGATTAAAGAAGCAAGAATGCTTGCTGAGTGGTTTAAGAATAGATTTAATGATGATTTTTATATGGAGATTCAACCACATAATCCAGTAGAGCTTAATAAGAAGTTGCTTGAATTAGCAGATGAATTTAAGATTAAGCCAGTTATAACTGGAGACTGCCACTATGCACGTAAAGAAGATCGTGCAGTGGAAGAAGCAATGCTTATTCTATCTACCTCACCAAAGATTAATCGTGAAGCAGATTTTGAGAAGTCAAGAAAAATGACAGATGTTTTTGAAAGATTTAATTATCTTTATCCAGACAGAAGAATTTCATTTCAGGATATCGATGTTTATATAACTTCTAAAGAAGAACTAGAAGAACATATGTGTTCTCAAGGAATAACAAGAAAAGATATTTATTCAAATTCTTATGAGATCGAAAAGAAAATTGGATCATACGAATTTAGAAAAAATCTTGACCTTTTGCCAGTTCCAAAGAAAGATGCACACGAAGAGCTTGTAAGGCTTGTCTTCGCTGGTCTTGAAAAGAAGGGGTTGATGGGTGATAGCAGATATATTGATCGTGTTAATGAAGAGCTTTCCGTAATCCAAAGTAAAAACTTTTCTTCCTATTTCTTGGTTGTAGCAGACATGATTACTTGGGCAAACAAGAACGATGTTATGGTTGGGCCTGGACGTGGTTCTGCAGCTGGTTCGTTGGTATGTTATGCATTAGATATTACAAGCGTAGACCCAATTAAGTTTGACCTTTTGTTTTTTAGATTTATCAATCCAGAACGTAATGACTTTCCAGATATCGATACCGATTTCGAAGATCGTAGAAGAAAAGAAGTTAAAGAGTATCTACGTAAGAAGTTTAAGAATGTAGCATCAATTTCAACATTTACTTATTTCAAGGATAAGGGTGTCGTAAGAGACGCAGCACGTGTATTTGGTGTGCCACTATCAGAAGTAAATAAAGCCATGAAACAGATCGACACATTTGAAGAGTATGAAACTAGCCCCAACTCATTTTGGTTTAGAGAAAAATATCCAGAGGTAACAAACCTAGCAAGAGACTTACGTGGAAAGATTAGAAGCGTTGGAATGCATGCTGCTGGTATGGTTGTTGCAAAAGATGACCTAGTAAAGTTTGCTCCAATTGAAACTAGAGCTGATGCAGACAATGAGGTCAGTGGTAGAGTTCCAGTGGTGGCGTATGACATGGATACGGTTGCAGATATCGGCTTAATTAAAATTGACGCTTTAGGATTAAAAACATTGTCAGTTATATCAGATACTTTGAAGATGATTTCTGAAAGATATGGCAAGGAGATTAACCTAAATAAATTAGAGTTAGATGATCCTGCAGTTTATGAAGATTTGTCAAACGGATATACTAAAGGCGTATTCCAGGCAGAAGCAACCCCATATACAAACCTATTAATTAAGATGGGTGTTAGTACATTTGAAGATTTAGCTGCATCAAACGCACTTGTTAGACCAGGTGCAATGAATACTGTTGGACATGCTTACATTGCTCGTAAAAAGGGTGAGGAAGCAATTGTATATCCACATTCAATACTAAAAGAATTTACAGAAAGGACTTATGGTGTTATCATTTACCAAGAACAAGTTATGCAAGCATGCGTATACCTTGGCGGAATGTCCATGTCGGAAGCAGATAAGGTTAGAAAGATCATTGGCAAGAAGAAAGATGCTAAGGAGTTTGACGAGTTTAGAGATAAATTTATTCAGGGTGCATCTGTACACGTACCAAGAGAAACAGCGGAAGCTCTATGGCATGACTTTGAAGCGCATTCTGGCTATTCGTTTAATCGCTCTCACGCTATTGCTTACTCTCTCTTATCTTATTGGACTGCTTGGCTTAAGCATTATTACCCACTAGAGTTTATTTTTGCAATCTTAAAGAATGAGCAAAATAAAGATGCTCGCACTGAATATTTGATTGAAGCAAAAAGACTTGGCATTAAAGTATTGCTTCCTCACGTAAATGAATCAGATTTAGATTTTAAAATCCAAAAGGATTCAATTAGATTTGGGCTATCTAATATTAAGTATATCTCTGATAATATTGGTAAGAAGATAATTACTGCTGGTCCATTTAAAAGCTACAAGCACCTAGAAGATGCAGCAGCAGTAAAAGGAAGCGGAATTAACTCTCGTGCACTTACTGCACTAAATGCTATTGGTGCAGCAGCTTTTGAAGATAATCCAAGAACTGGAAAAGAGATGGAAAATCTTTATGAGTATTTAAGCGTACCAAAGTTTGATCTTGGAAGAGTTCCTCCCAACATCAAAGCTCAGGTTAATTTCATTGAGGACTTTGATGAAAGAGGAACATTTGTTATTCTTGCAATGGTTAAAGGAATTAAAAAGGGTACTGGATGGTCAAGAATTGAGATGGTAGATGAGACTGGTACAATAGGAGTATTCCACACCGAACAGACACAGATAGAAGTAGGTAACATGTACTTCTTTTTAATTGGAGATAATAGAATTCATAGATACGTAACTATTGATGATGTTGCTAATAATATCAATGACACATTTGTTCAGTACTTGCACTCAACAAAAGTCAATGTTCCAGAGTCTATGAGAATGACAGTAAGCCTTTTGCCATATAGAACTAAGCAGGGCAAGTCTATGGGTCACTTAATTATGACCAACAGTAACAAAGAGTTAATTCGTGCAATTGTTTTTCCTCAAGTTTATGATAAGTTAAAGGGAAGAATTAAGGACGGAATGGTATATATACCAGAAGTAGGTAACACAGAAGATGGAACATATTCACTAAGGAGTATAAAATGATTGATCCAAAAGAAAATGATATAGACTACAAAGCTCTAGAAGGAAAGTTAGATTTAGCTAATGTTCTAGCAGCACTATTAGACTCAATGGGAGGATCTGCTAATATTGATGCAGAAGCCTTATTCTCTAATATTCAAATAGACAGACAGCTAATATTAGAGTATAATGAAGATAATAAGCAGTTTATAGTAAAAATTGAAAAAATTGGCAAAGATGAAGCCAGAGAAGCGGAGATAGAAAATAATAATGGATAACATAATTAATGATTATGGAATCGATGCACTTGCAGCAGTTTTGCACGAAACAGCAATAGAAAAAGGATTTTGGGACGGCGACTTTACTTATGATAAGGTAGGTAATAAGCTGGCATTAGTTCATTCAGAAGTAACAGAGGTTTTAGAGGCCATTAGAAAAGACAAGGGGTCACTAGAAACTGTAGAAGAAATTGCTGATATTATTATCAGAACATTAGATGTTTATGCAGCAATGATGAATAATGGGATGGTTACACACTCATTAGAAGAAGTATTAGACGAAAAGATTATAAAGAATCAGTCTCGTCCCAGATTGCATGGTAATAAGTTTTAATGAATGACGACGCCTACCTACTATTTGGTCCCAACAATGAGATACTTATAGTAATAAAAGGCACAGAAGATGAGCTTCTTTTAAAGATTATAAAAAAGATATTGTCTTCAAGAGATAAAGATATAAAACGCATTGGCGAAATACTAGAGAAAGATTTTTATGACAGAAATATCAGAAATTCTAGCACTGCTAGATCCAAAAACACGAGCAAGAGTACAGTCAGCCGTAGAAGTAGAAACACTAAAGCAACAAACACCTAGCATAGGCCTTAATATGGCACTCAAGGGCGGTCTTGGGTATGGACGTCAAATTCTAGTATGGGGAAATAAGTCTGCAGGAAAGTCGTCTTTTTGCCTTCAAATGATTGCAGAGGCACAAAAAGACGGAAAAGTATGTGCATGGATTGATGCAGAGCAATCCTACTCTCAAGAATGGGCAGAAAGACTAGGGGTAGACTCAAGCAAACTTATTTATTCTTCTGCCAAAACAGTTAATGACATGGTAGACGTAGCACAGCAATTGATGGAAGCTGGCGTAGACATGATAGTTGTAGATTCAATTTCAGCTCTTCTTCCAGCTATCTACTTTGAAAAAGATAGCACAGAGCTAAAAAAGCTTGAGGATACAAAACAAATCGGCGCAGAAGCAAAGGATATGACCCACGCAGTCAAAATGTTAAACTATGCAAACAAAAACACACTACTTGTTCTTATCTCACAGCAGAGAAATCAGTTTGGATCTATGCATGCTTCGCACATTCCAACAGGAGGAATGGCAGTTAAATTCTTCTCTTCAACAGTCATCAAGCTCTGGTCTTCCGAAGCTGAAGCTAATGCTATTAAGGCTGGTATCAAGGTTGGCGATAAGATTATTGAACAGAGAGTCGGACGACCAGTTAATTGGATTATTGATTACAACAAACTTGGCCCACCAAACCTATCAGGACAATATGACTTCTACTACCAAGGTGAGTATGTAGGGGTGGATTCTGTTGGAGAAGTTTTAGATGTTGCTGAACAACATGGAGCAATTGAAAAAGGCGGAGCATGGTATACTATAGAAGGAGAAAGATTCCAAGGTAGAGCAAAGGCTGTGGCTTGGCTAAGAGAAAATCCTGAAATGGTAGAGAAATTAAAGAATAAGATTTATGGCAAAAATTGAAGATCTAATTGGCAAGAAGCCTAAGAAGACAGTAGTCACAGAAGATTCAATAGAGATGGGTGGCGCTTTTAGTTGCCAGACATGCAATAAAATAGTAGATGAGGCAGAATATAATCGTTCTGAGTACTATATCACTTGGGTATGCCCAGAAGGACATGTTTCGAAAGTAGAACTTGGCTAATGTCAGAACGTGGTGAAGTAAAAAGAGATGGAGCTAAGGCTCAAAAGAATAGCGGTAGAGGACAATACCAAAAGGGTGATGCTAAGTGGAATCAGTTTGTAGTAGATTACAAAGAAGCATCTAAGTCATTTACTCTTAATCAAGAAAACTGGGCAAAGATATGCACAGATACATTTAAAGTAAGTAGAAGTATGCATCCAGCGCTCAAGATAATACTCGGAACAGATTCAAAAGTTCGCCTTGGAATAATTGAGTGGGCAATACTAGAAGAGCTAATAACATTTTGGGAGGAAAATCATGGCAGTTAGAGGAACTAGGTCTAAGCATCCTTTTAATCCTATTCAGATTAAAGATGGATGGATTGTAAGACTTTACAAAGATGGAAGAATTAAATCTAAGATTGAGCCTTATATTGTAAAACATCCAAAGAAAGAAGGATCCAAGTGACAGCTTTTTTATTCGGCCTAATGTTAGGCTTTGTTGTTGGTTATGGTGTTGGGCTTCTTATGGACAAGTGGGATAGAAAGATTAAAGAAAGAAATGTCTGAGAGTACATTAGAATTAATTAGTAGGGTAACAGAATTTAACGATCTTCATGAGTACATGAATGACGAACAGCTGGATAAAGCGCTTGCTATGGTAGTAAAGCTTTTGATGAATCCAGATGTACCATCTGCAAAAGCTCCAATGATTATTATTGAATTGCAGGCTTTAAGTGCTAAATTCGCTGTATTAGCATCTTATTACACAACTATCGCTAAGGATAAAACTGGCACACCAAATAATAATAAAAAGAATATTTATTATACTGCTAGTTCTGCTATTGATAGATTAGTTGATGCACTAAAGTATGCAGCGAGAAACATGTAAAATGGGTAGAGATTTAGTAACAAACTTAAAATTTAAAAAGATAAGCGGAAACTTTGATCCAGAAGTCTTTGGAAAAATGATTGACGAAGCTTATACTGCTGGAAGAAACACAGATAGGTGGGCAAAGAAGCATACCTTCTCTCCTAGCACAGTAGGTTATGGGTACGGCACATGCCCTAGATATTGGTTTATAGCATTTAGTGGTGCAGATTTTGAAGATAATTTTGATGCAATGGCTATCGCTAACATGGAAAATGGTAAGCAGGCTCACGATAGAATTCAAACTTTACTTCAGTCTACTCACGTTCTTAAAGAGATAGAAAGAGAAATTCTATGTAACGATCCACCAGTTCGTGGATTTGCGGATATTATTCTTGACTGGAACGGGAAAGACGTTATCGGAGAATTAAAGACAGTCAAAGACGAAATATTCCATACACGTCAAGCACAAATGTCTCCCTCTATCTCTCACCTTGTACAACTACTTTTGTATATGTGGGTTGAAAAGATAGACGAAGGTTTTGTCATGTACGAAAATAAAAATGACAATCAAATATTAATCATGCCTATTGCAATGAATGATAGAAACCGTGAGTTAATAGAGCGCATAGTTGAATGGATGAGATTAGTTCATAAAAATTGGAAAGATGATCTTCTTCCAGAAAGACCATTTACTAAATCTAGTACCGTATGTAAGTATTGTCCAGTAAGAAAAGAATGTTGGTCAAGTGAAATTGGTGTACATAAAATTGAAAAGTTGGATCTTCCTAAGTGATATGTGCTAGAGAAGAATGTGCTATTGAGTTTGAACAAAAAACTCATAACCAAAAGTATTGCTCAGATGAGTGTTGCAGAATTGCAACCAATAAAAGAATCATGGAGAAATACTACGAGAAGAAGGCAATAAAAAGTGGATCGGCAAGATTCTGCAATAAGTGTAAGATGAAGCTAAGTAGATATAACTATGGAATAATGTGTAATGTCTGTGAGGCAAAGTCTAAGTCTGATAAGAAAAAAAACCTATTGGAGATGTTAAATGTCGCTAGCGGCACTACGAAAGACTAAAACATCAAGGGTCGTTGGAATAGATGCCTCTACCAACTCAGTTGCATTTTGCGTAATGGATAATGGAATTCCAGTTAGGTACGGAAAAATAGAGCTTAATGGTCAAGATATCTACGAAAAGATATACGACGCAAAGAATAAGATTCGTGCTTTTAAAAAAGAATTGAATGCAGATTATATTGCTGTTGAGGGTGCAATCTTAGTAAGATCTCCAGATGCAGTAATTAAATTATCTTATGTATACGGAGTTGTTATCGCAGAGCTCATGGAGTTTGGCGCTAAAGTAGTTACAGTTGCTCCAAGTAGTTGGCAAAATTATATTGGAAATAAAAATATGAGTAAGGTGGAGAAAGATGATTTCTATTCTAAAAATCCAGGTCGTAAAGATTCTTGGTACAGAACTCAATTGCGTGAGGCTAGAAAACAGCGTACCTGTGATTTTATTAACGATAAGTGGGGCATTGCTATAGATGATTATGATGTAGCAGATTCAATTGCTATATCTCATTATGCATATGAAAAGTTGACAGACAGATGAAATTATATCAAAGCAAAGAGTTTCTTCATAGGAGATATGTTGTTCAAAAGAAAACTATTAAAGAGATAGCTGATGAGTGTGGAGTTTCACACATGACAATTCAGAGATACCTAGAGCAGTTTGGATTAATTAAAAATCAAAGAAAGTGGACAAAGTGAAGTTTGATAACAGGAAACATGTTGAAAGTATTGGTCTTGACGGGGCTGGATTTGAAGAGACAGAAGAATTTTATATATGCAATACCCTCTCTTCATATAAGATATGTGCTGATAAGTCAGATCTAGGATATACAAAGCATGCTAAGTCTGACGGCTACTGGGAGTCCTGGATAACATATTGGATATCAAAAAATGTTGATCCAGGATCAAAAGTTGCAGACATAGGGGCAAACCATGGATACTATAGCTTGATGTTAGCATCCATAGGATGTAGTGTTGATTCTTATGAACCTCAGCCAAGATTGTGTTATTTAATATCTAAATCTTGTGAGCTAAGTAGTCTTAGCAATTTAGTTAGTATTCAAAACGTTGCAATATCCGACAATATTGGTAAGGCAAACTTTGTTGTACCAGTTGGACACGGAATGAATGCAGCAATAGAAAACAGCGCATATAGACCGTATACACCAATAAATGAATATATAGAGTACGAGGTTGATACAATAACCCTAGACTCTTTATCTGATAAACAGTATGACTTCATTAAGATTGATGCCGAAGGCGGAGAAGAAAAAATATGGGCGGGCATGCAAAACTTTATAAAGGATAGTGCAAAGACCGTCATACTTTTGGAGTGGAATTATAAAAGATATATAAGCCCAGTAGAGTTTGCCAATAATATATTTAAAGATTTTGATGTAAAAAGAGTAGACTTCAACGGAGAAGAAAATTTATGTTCTGTGTCAGAGTTGTTAGAAGAAAAAGAAAATGATCTGATGCTAGTGATTAGAAATAAAAACAGATAGGTTATAATGATTAAATTTAATAAGGACATGGCTATTTCGTTCGACGATGTTCTACTTGTCCCACAACATTCAAATATAAAAAGCAGAAAAGAAGTTAAACTTTTAATGAATGATTTTTCTTTTCCAATAGTTTCTGCACCAATGGATACTGTAACAGAATGGGAAATGGCTGCAAACATTGCAAAAGAAGGCGGCCTCGGAATTATTCACAGATATATGAATACCGCAGAAAGGCTACACCAGGCTAGCATGGCCATAGTAGGTGCTGGTTCAGAAAGAATGCATGGTGTTGGAATAGCTATATCATCAGTAGAAGCTTTTGATAATGTATTTATTAGAGACGTAATTGCATTAGGAATTAAGTGGGTATGCATTGATACGGCAAATGGTCACAGCGAGCTATGTGGATTAGCTGTAAATAGAATTGCTAAGGAGTATCCAGAAATAAAAGTTATGGCTGGAAATGTAGCTACAGCAGAGGGTTACCTGCACCTTGCAAGAATGGGGGCGCATGCAGTTCGTGTTGGAATTGGTGGAGGATCAGTGTGTACAACTAGATTAGTTACTGGTCACGGAGTTCCAACACTTCAATCAATAATTGATTGCTACGATATTAAGGTAAAAGAATCTGTTGAAACATTAATTATCGCAGATGGCGGAATTAAAAATGTAGGCGACATGGTAAAAGCTTTTGCCGCTGGTGCAGATTTAGTTATGCTAGGAGGATTTTTGGCTGGAACTGGAGAGGCTCCAGGCGAAATGATAGATGGATATAAATCATTTAGGGGTATGGCTAGCAAGGAAGCACAACTTAATTGGCGTGGAGAAGTATCTGTATCAGAAGGCGCATCTACTAAAATAAAGTATAAGGGTAGTGTCAACAATTTGTTTGATGAGATTAGGGGCGGACTTTCAAGTGGATGTTCATATACTGGTGTAAATAGGCTAGCAGATTTAGTAGATTATGCAGAGTATGTAACAGTATCAAATAATACTGTTAAGGAAAACTCACCTCATGCTTTAGTCAATTGAATTTGACATTTTAGTTGACCAAAAGTATAATGATATTGAGAGGTAGATAATGTCAGAAGTTGAGCTAGCAGAGAAGTTTGATCGCATGAATGCTGTCGTAGAGCAGCATTTAATGGGTAATAATCCAACTCAGATTGCAAAGGTATTATCAATACCACGCAAGGACGTGCTTGAATTAATTGATAATTGGCGTGAAATAGTAAGAGACGATACTGGAGCTAGAGAACGTGCTAAAGAAGCAGTGTCTGGCGCAGACCAACATTATGCCATGCTTATCAAAGAGGCCTGGAAAACAGTAGAAGATGCTGATCAGGCTGGACAATTAAATGTAAAAGCTCAGTCATTAAAACTTATTGCTGATATTGAAACTAAAAGAATTGCTATGCTTCAGCAGGTAGGGCTGCTTGACAATGCAGAACTTGCAGGACAGTTAGCCGAGACAGAAAGAAAACAAGAAGTTCTTGTTAAAATACTCCGTGATGTTACAGCAGAATGTTCACATTGTAAGGTAGAAGTAGCAAGAAGAATATCTAGTATTACAAATAGAGTTGAAGAAGTAGTCATAGTAGAAAACGAACCAGATGTTTGATTTTGATGATCTAATTGACATTCTGGACGGAGAAGAGTTTGAAGAACGCCCAGTAGATATTCGTGACTTTGTTACTAAAGAAGAGTATTTGGGCTTACCACCACTCTCAGAGTATCAGTACACTTTGATTAAAGCGTCTTCTCAGATATACAAAAAGTCAACGCTTGAAAAGCTTTACGGAGAAGACCTAGGAATATCTAGATGGAAAGAGACTGTTAACGAAGTAATTGCTCAGCTGGGTAAAGGATCTGGAAAAGATTATTGCTCTACAATTGCGGTTGCCTATATTGTTTATCTATTGCTATGCCTAAAAGATCCAGCAAAGTATTTTGGAAAACCCCCTGGAGATTCTATTGATATTATTAATATTGCTATTAACTCTCAACAAGCAAAGAATGTTTTCTTTAAAGGCTTAAAAAATAGAGTCGATAAATCACCATGGTTTGCTGGAAAATATATTGCAAAAGCAGATGTAATCGAATTCGATAAGGGAGTAAGCTGTCACTCAGGACACTCTGAAAGAGAAGCATTTGAGGGATACAACACCCTTGTAGTTATTCTTGATGAGATTTCTGGATTCAGCATTGATAATACAACTGGTCATGAGCAGGCAAAAACTGCTGGAGCAATCTACGACATGTATCGTGCATCAGTTGACTCTCGTTTCCCAGACTTCGGTAAAGTTATATTGCTTTCTTTTCCACGTTATAAGAATGACTATATACAGCAAAGATATAATGCTGTGATAGCGGAAAAAGAAACTATAATAAGATCACATAAATTTAAGATGGTAGAAGAGATTGAGGACGGAAAGAGTGAGAACGAGTTCTCTATTGATTGGGAAGAGGATAAAATTGTTTCCTATAAGTATCCAAAAGTATACGCTCTAAGAAGACCTACATGGGAAGTAAACCCAACAAGAAGTATAGAGGATTTTAAGGTAGCATTTTACACAAACCCAACAGATGCCCTTGCACGTTTTGCATGTATGCCTCCAGAGGCAGTAGACGCATTCTTCAAGTCTCGTGAAAAGATTGAGAAGGCTTTTATTGGAAAAAATGGCGTTGATGAGATGGGAAGATTTGAAGAATTTTTTACCCCAAATCCAGAAACAGATTATTTTGTCCACGTAGACTTAGCGCAAAAGCATGACCACTGTGCTGTAGCAATGAGCCATGTATCACACTGGGTAAAGATTAGATCATTTAATGACTATGAGCAGATTGCTCCAGTTGTGGTTGTGGATGCAGTTAGATGGTGGACACCTACAGCAGATAAGTCAGTAGATTTTACAGAAGTTAAAGACTATATTATTTCATTGAGGTCCAGAGGATTTAATGTTCGTGCTGTTACATTTGACAGATGGAATTCACACGACATGATGCAGCAGATAAAAAATTATAATATTAATACAGAAATTTTATCAGTAGCCAAAAGACACTACGAGGACATGGCTCTTGGAATTATGGAAGAAAGAATTACTGGACCAGAAATTAAACTATTAATAGATGAATTATTACAATTAAGAATTATGAGAGATAAAGTTGATCACCCTAGAAAGGGTTCAAAGGATTTAGCTGACGCTGTTTGTGGCTCTATATACAATGCCATTTCAAGATCTGCTAAGGGAGACAGGGTTATTGAGGTCCATACGTGGGCGGAAACTGTAGATGATAATACCCATGTTCATACCACAAAAGATGGGGTTCCAAAAAGAATGCCAGAAGAACTATATGATGCGATAAGAGGTATGTCTATATTATGAAGAAACAAAGTATAACTTGTAAATGTGTGGGTAAGCATGTTCCGCTTCCAACTAGATTAGTTGAATTTAATGGAATTTCTGTATGCCCAACAACATATGAAAATATAATGGAATATAAAAAGATGTGGGAAGTACTTGGTACAGAGCCACCAGGAAATATAAGAAAACATTTTAGTGAATTTGTACAGGATACTGTACGCTTAAGTATTGACAAGCAAGCCGAATTAGTTTAGAATATACATACTAGCGGCAATAGCTTAGTTGGTTAAAGCCCCGAACTCATAATTCGGTAATCGTAGGTTCGAGTCCTACTTGCCGCACTGGAAAGGAGTAATGATGGCGAATAAAGAGCAAAAAGGAAACGCTAATAAAAAGAAGGAGCCAAAACTCTCTCTTAAAGAAAAGCGTTTGGCAAAGCAAGAGAAGAAAAATAAGAAGTAGTATAATTGTATTACCATAGTTTGTGGATGAGCCACAGCTTGGTCCTGGCCAACGTGCTTGTAGGTACCTTGGGATGGAAAATAGTTACTGCTGCCCAGCCCGAAAGGGCTGGGCAGTACAAATAGAAAGAGAAACGATGGCCGAAGATTTTGATCTCAGTGATGAGGATTTTGAAGACCTCATGAACTATTACATTGAGATAGGTGCGGTGGAAGTAAGCGGAGTCCTTGATGATGGACAATTTATATACAAGATAACAGATATAGCTGAAGAGATTGCTCCAGAATTGTGGCAAATGCATACAGAGGCTATCGATGATGCAATGATAGATCTATACAAAAAGGGTCTGGTATCTGTAGAATATGACGAAGAGCTTAATGCACAAATAAAATTGAGCCAAGAAGCAAAAGATTTAATGGAAGAGTACGGTTTTGTAGATATGGAAAAACACGAAGATGATTAATTTTCAAGCAATGAGCAAGATATCTGGAGATGCATATCAAGAAGTAGTAAGGCTAGATCTTGAGTCTCGTGGTTTTATGTATTTAGATACAGATGTAGAAATAGAAAACACAGGATGCGAAGTAGATTTTGTAGCGGACAGAATAGAATATGTTGAGTGTAAGGGCGGCTACAATGGTGAGCATAAGCGTCCTGGCGCTAAAAGAACAGATAACGTAAAGAAGTCTATCGCAAACGCTGCATTGATAAAGGCAGAGAGAC